GATGGCGTGGTTGCGCAGCAGTTTCTTGATCGAGGCGTGGCTGTGGTCGGCCGCCGCGCACCGATCGGCGGGATGTTCAAACATCGCGTCGAGGGTGATGAACATCATCGAGTCGAGCAGCGTCAGCATCGTCGCGTTGAAGGCGTCGGGGGTGTCCATGCCGTGCCGCTCGCAGAACGCGACCGACTTCTCGCCGAGCAGCTTGGTGGTTTGCGCGGCGATCCTGGCGACCTCTTCGGCCTGCTTCTGGGTGAGCTTGCCCATTATTCGGGATCCACCGGATGGCCGGCGGCCCACAGTCGCTCGACCCGGCCGGCGCGGCGCACCGCCAGCCGATCGCAGCGATCATTGCCCTGGTGCGGATAGTGGATGAAGCGGGGAAACCCCGGGCGGTTGCGGTGAGACACCATTAGTTGCAATCTCTGGCCGCAGCGCGGGCAGCCATAGTCGTGGCCAGGAAAATCGGCGATGGCCTCCGCAGCCGAAATCCATCGGCCACCCGGCAGCATAGCAAAAGGGTTGCGCATATGTCCTCCTATCCACGAGGTGCACCGTGACAGCCACTGATGGAGTGGTCAAGACGTTCGCCAAGACCCAGGCGACGAAGAACCGGCGGTGGCTGCCGCGGCACGACATCTTCGCCGCGGCGATCGTCTCCGGCAGATCGATCAGGGACGCCTTCGTCCTGGCCGGTGGCGCCCCGCATGACGGCGGCACCCAGACCTCGCAGACCTGGCTCAGATGGCCGCCGATGATTGAGAAGATCGCCCGGCTCAAGGCCGAGCGGCTGAACCAGCTGGCGCTCGACCGCGATCAGGTGGTGCTCAATCTGGTCGACACCTATAACAACGCGATGCGCGCCGACCAGTATATGGCCGCGGTGCGGGCTATGGATCAGGTGGCAAAACTCTTGGACCTCTACCCGACCGATAAGCAGCAGCTGGAGGTGACGCTGATCAGCAAGCCGGCGAGCGACCCGACCAAGGTGATCGAACTCTCCGTCGAGGATTGGCGCGATCAGTTCAGCCCCAAGGAGGTGACGCAGCAGTGACTGGGAAGAAGCCGGTTCGGATCCGCCATGGCTTTATTCCGCAGCCCGGGCCCCAGACGGCCTATCTGAAGTGCCCGACAGATATTGTCGTCTATGGCGGCGCCCGCGGCGGCGGCAAGACCTTCAGCGCGCTCGGCGAGTTCTGGATCCACGCCGAGCGGTTCGGTGAGAACGCCCGCGGGCTGATGATCCGCAAGACCCGCGAGGATCTGAAAGACAGCGTCGCGGTCGCCGAACGAATGTATGGCAATGGCGCGCGTTGGCAGGAAAAGGGCGCCTACTTCAAATTTACCACAGGCGCCCGGCTGTACATGGCGTACCTCGAAAACGAGGGCGATGCCGAGCACTATCAGGGTTGGAGCCTGACCCGCGTCTATGTCGAGGAACTGACGCAGTTTTCTTCCCCAGCGCCGATCATGCGGCTGCTCGCCACGCTGCGCTCGACCGCCGGGATCAAGTGTCAGATGCGCTGCACCTGCAACCCCGGCGGCCCCGGCCACCTCTGGGTCAAGCAATGGGCGGTCGATCACGGCCCCTATAAGGTCGTTACCGATGATGAGACGGGCTTAACGCGGACGTTTATTCCGGCGCTGTTGACCGACAATCCGGCGCTGCTCGCTGCCGACCCGAATTACATCAACCGGCTCAAAGCGGTCGGCTCGCCGCAACTCGTCAAGGCGTGGTTGGAGGGCGACTGGTCGATCATCGAGGGCGCCTTCTTCGAGGAGTGGAGCGCCGCTCGCCACGTCATGGAGCCGTTCATCTTGCCGTGGCACTGGACCCGCTTTCGGGCGGCGGACTGGGGCTCGGCGCGGCCGTTCTCGATCGGCTGGTATGTGGTCGTGCAGGACGATTTCATCCACGCCGGCCGGCGCCTGCCGCGCAATGCCGTCATCAGATATCGGGAATGGTATGGCTGGAACGGCAAGGAGCCGAACATCGGCTTGAAGCTGACCGCCGAGCAGGTCGCCGCCGGCATCGTTTCACGTGAAACGGCAGCGAGTGGAAGGCGAGAGGATATCAGCTATGGGGTGATGGACCCGTCCGCCTTCAACGTGGTCAGCGGCCCGTCGATCGGTGAAACCATGGCCAGGAACGGCGTCATCTTCCGCCGCGCCGACAACACCCGCGTCACCCGCGATCGGCGCATGGGCGGCTGGGATCAGGTCCGCGCGCGGCTTAAGGGAGACGCCGATGGCGACCCGATGCTGTTGGTGTTTTCAACCTGTAGGAATTTGATCCGCACATTGCCGGTTATGCAACACGATGGAAACAACCCCGAAGATTTGGACTCTGACATGGAAGATCATGCATGCGACGAGCTGCGCTACGCCTGCATGAGTAGACCGTTCCGGGCGACCGTGTTAACCCAAGCGGATCGTAATCCCCTGCTGATTAGCAATGTGTTCCGGCACCACGAGTTGGGGGGTTAATGGCGCGCGATCCCGAGATCGACACTCCGAACGTGCCGGAAGTGCAGTCGGCCACGGCCGGCAAGCCCGACCAGCAGGACATCCGGCTGCTCGACAAGGGCAGCCCCAAGCCCGACGAGTATGGCGGCGTCGAAGAGATCGACCGCGCCTACTGGATCGGCTGCCTGGACGACGCCGAGCGGGCCGAGGCCAATTGGCGGCAGCGTGGCCGGGAAATCATCCAGATCTACAGAAACGATGGCAATGTCGGCAAAAAGGGCAGGCTTGCTGACGGCCCTGTTTCCTTCAATGTCCTGTTCGCGAACACCGAGGTGATGCTGCCGGCGATCTATTCAAAACCGCCGGCGCCGGTCGTGAGAAGCCGGTTCACCAAGGTGTCGCAACCGATGGCGCCGCCGCCGGGACTTCTTCCCCCCGGCATGGCGCCTCCCGGCGCTCCGATGTTACCTCCCGGCGCGCCCGCTCCAGGCTTGCCTCCCGAGGGTGGGGTGCCGCCTGGAGCGCCCCTTGCAGGACCGCCGCCAGGATTGCCGCCGGCACCGCTTCCCATGGCGGGACCGGAGGCGATGGGGCCTCCGCCGGTTCCGCCAATGCCCGGCGGTGAGCCTCCCCTCGATCCGCTGGCGCCGCCTCTCCCGCCGCCGTTCGACCCTGGTCCACCGCCGCCGCCGACCCCATTCGGGGCGATCCCCGGGGCGCCGCCGCCACCGATGCCCGGGCTGCCGCAGGCGGCCCCTAACCGGCCGCCGCAAGACGTGATCGAAACCGCCGCCAGCGTCATGGAAAAGGCGCTGGAGGTGGTGGTCGAGGACGAGCACAGCTCCGAGGACGTCAAGATGGCGGTCAAGGACGTGCTCTTGCCGGGCCGGGGCGTGTGCAGAGTGCGGTGGAAGCCGATCATGGAGGACCAGCCCGTCACTGCCGGCGACGGCACCACGCCGCTGCCCGAGGGCGGTGTGCCGGGGGCGCCGCCGCCCACCGAGCCAGTCAAGGTGTGGGAATCGGTCGGCGACGAATACGTCTATTGGGAGGACTTACTGGTCGATCCGGTGCGGCAGGCGGCCGATACCGAGTGGGTGGCGTTCCGCCACCTGTTCACCTCGAAGCAGCTTGAGGCCGAATTCGAAGGCTCGCCGCAATACGAGCTGATGAAGGAAAAGGGCCGGCTCGGCGACCTCTATAAGTGGACGGAAGAGAGCGCCGCGAAGGCAACGGTCGGCAATGGCTCGCCGATGAAGAGCGCGGAGAAGCTCGGCGACCATATTAAGAAGGCGATGGTCTGGGAGATCTGGTCTAGGCGGACGCGCGAGATCATCTGGTTTATTCGCGAGACGAGCGGCATCGTGCTGCGCGTCGATCCCGACAGCCTCAGCCTGGAGGGCTTCTTTCCGATCCCGGTTCCGATGTTGGCGATCAGGACTTCCGATACCCGGATCCCGCGCGCCTTCTTCGACCTTTACGCCCGACTCGCTGCCGACCTCGATGAGACATCCGAGCGGATCTCGATGCTGACCAAACAGATCAAGGTCAGGGGCGGCTATAACTCAGCCTCCCGCGAGATCGCCGGCATCCTGCGCGCCGAGGACGGCAAAATGATC